TGGTAATAGCTCATTAGAAGCCTTAGGAATTGACGAAGGAGATCTTGTAGGCTATAAACCATACGGAGAATATGACTTTGTCGTTGATGGCAAAAGGTTGTATTGTATGAAATCTAATGATATTGTTATAAAATATGAACATCAAGGAAACGAAGTTGAATATAATCCAAGCTGGGCACAAAGCGGTTGAAGAACTTATTAAAGTTGCTAAAGAAGCTATTGTTGATTCAGATGACGACATATCTGCGGATCGTTTAAAAAACGCTGCAGCTACAAAGAAACTTGCTATATTTGATGCTTTTGAAATACTTAATCGTATTGAACAAGAGAACAATATATTAGAAGATATAATTGTAGATAAAAAAGAAAATAGCTTTAGAGGATTTGCTGAAAAAAGATCTAAGTAATGTATAAGCAAACTCTATATAAAATAGTTGAACCTATAAAACCACACATTGTTAAAAGACTTAATAAGTCTAAAAAATGGAAATATGGTTATAATAAGGAATACGATATTATAGTAATAAGCAGAACAGGTCAAATAGGTGAGATATATGAAATTCAAAATCTTACAATTGCTCTGCCATTAGAAGAAAATATATATAAAAGATCTAATAAAGTTTCAGAACAATATTGGGAAGTATTTGAAAAAAGAAGAGAGTTAAAAAATATAAAAACAATATTTGATTGGAAAACTTATCCCGATACATTCAAAGAAAAACTCCACGATTATATAGATGAAGAATTTAGAAGAAGAGACGAAGGTTTTTGGTTTTATAACAAAAGCGTTCCTACCTATATTACTGGTACTCACTACATGTATTTGCAATGGTCAAAGATTGATGTTGGGCAACCAGATTTTAGGGAAGCAAACAGATTATTCTTTATATTCTGGGAAGCTTGTAAATCAGATACAAGATGCTATGGTATGGCATACCTTAAAAATAGAAGGTCAGGATTCTCTTTTATGGCATCAGGCGAAACCGTCAACATGGCAACAATATCAAGTGATGCAAGATTTGGTGTTTTATCAAAATCAGGGGCAGATGCTAAAAAAATGTTCACAGATAAAATTGTACCCATATCAGTTAACTACCCCTTTTTCTTTAAACCGATCCAAGATGGTATGGATCGACCTAAAACAGAGCTTGCATACAGAGTACCTGCCTCAAAATTTACAAGAAAAAAACTTGAATCAAATGAAAAGCTTGAAGAAATGGTTGGACTCGATACAACTATTGACTGGAAAAATACAGGGGACAATTCCTATGACGGTGAAAAACTCATGCTTCTCGTACACGATGAAGCTGGTAAGTGGGAAAAACCAGAAAACATATTAAATAACTGGAGAGTTACTAAAACAACATTACGATTAGGTAGTAAGATAATTGGTAAGTGTATGATGGGATCAACATCAAATGCTTTAGATAAGGGAGGTAGAAACTACAAAAAATTATACGATGACTCAAACGTTAGTAAAAGAAACCGCAATGGACAGACTCGCTCAGGATTATATAGCTTGTTTATACCTATGGAGTGGAACTACGAAGGATACCTTGATTCTTATGGATACCCTGTCTTTGAAACTCCAGAATCCAAAACTTATGGAATTGATGGCCAAGAGATTGAAATCGGTGTCATCGAACATTGGGACAATGAAGTAGATGGTCTTAAGGAAGACCCTGATGCACTTAATGAATTATATAGACAATTTCCACGTACAGAAAAACATGCATTCAGAGATGAGACAAAACAATCTCTATTTAATCTAACTAAGATTTACGAACAAATAGATTATAACGAAGATATAAAGCGATCAAATGTTGTTACACAAGGTAATTTTCAGTGGGAAGATGGAATCAAAGATTCAAGAGTTATGTTTGTTCCAAGCAAGCAAGGGAGATTTTTTATAACTTGGGTTCCTGATCCACACCAGCAAAATAGATATATAGTTAAAAATGGAATTAAATATCCTGCTAACGAACACATGGGAGCTTTTGGTTGTGACAGTTACGATATATCAGGAACAGTAGATGGTAGAGGTTCTAAAGGATCGTTACACGGTTTAACTAAATTTAGTATGGATAATGCTCCTGTAAATTTATTTTTTTTAGAATATATATCTAGACCTCCAACTGCAGAAATATTTTTTGAAGACGTATTAATGGCATTAGTATTTTATGGCATGCCAATATTAGCTGAAAATAATAAGCCAAGATTGTTATATTATTTAAAACGTAGAGGATATAGAGCCTACTCTATGAATCGCCCAGATAAAACAGCTTACAAATTATCTGTAACTGAAAAGGAAATAGGTGGAATACCTAATTCAAGTGAAGATGTTAAACAAGCTCATGCAGCCGCTATTGAAGCTTATATTGAAAGTTTTGTAGGTTACAACAATGAACAATATGGCACAATGTATTTTCAAAAAACATTAGAAGATTGGGCAGCTTTTGATATTAACAACAGAACTAAACATGATGCATCAATAAGTTCAGGGCTAGCAATAATGGCTTGTAATAAAAATAAATATAGACCCGTTGCTGAAACTAAAAAAGAAAAAATTAATTTAGGTTTTTCTAAATATGACAACAAAGGTATTAATTCAAAAATAATTAATTAAATGATTAAAACAACTACTAATAGTTCTTTCCCTAGTCAGGTGGTACCTGAAGCGGAAAAGCGAAGTTGGGAATACGGTTTACAAGTAGGGCAAGCTATTGAGAATGAGTGGTTTAGAGGCGGAAGAATAAACAGTAGCAGGTGGATGACTGGTTATCAAAATTTTAATAGACTTAGATTATACGCGAGAGCAGAGCAGCCAATACAAAAATATAAAGATGAATTATCTATCAACGGTGATTTGTCTTATTTAAATTTAGACTGGAAGCCAATACCTATTATACCCAAGTTTATAGATATAGTAGTTAACGGTATAGCATCAAAAGATTATGAAATAAAAGCTTTTGCTCAAGATCCATTTTCACAAAAACAAAGAACAGCTTACGCTAACTCTATAATGAGAGACACAATGGCTAAACCATTGCTCGATAGTATTAAACAAAATATTGGCGTTAATTTATATCATTCATTAGATCCGGACAATCTTCCTAAAAACAAAGAAGAACTAGAGGTTCATATGCAATTAAGTTACAAACAATCAATTGAAATAGCTGAAGAAGAAGTTATAAACAGTATATTAGCTTTTAATAAATATGATTTAATTAATAAAAGATTAGTTGAAGACATAGTTACAATAGGTATTGGAGCTTGTAAAACTAATTTTAATAAATCTGAAGGTGTCGTTATAGATTATGTTAATCCTTCCAATCTTGTTTATTCATACACAAATGATCCTAATTTTCAAGATTTATATTACGTAGGAGAAGTTAAATCTATTACATTACCAGAATTAAAAAAAGAATTTCCTAATATTACAGATGAAGAATTATCTCGTATTGCAAAATATCCAGGTAGACAAGGTTACTTAAGAGGGCCTAACTCTGACAATGATATGATTCAAATTTTATATTTTGAATATAAAACTTATATTGATCAAGTTTTTAAAGTAAAATATACAGAACAAGGATTAGAAAAAATATTAGAAAAACCAGATACGTTCAATCCACCACCTAATGATAATTTTGACAGAGTATCAAGAAGTATAGAGGTATTGTTTACAGGCGCTAAAGTGATGGGATTAGAAATGATGTTAGACTGGAAACTTTCAGAAAACATGACAAGACCCGAAAGTGATCTTACTAAAGTAAATATGAACTACAATATTGTAGCACCTCATATGTATCAAGGTCGTATAGATTCACTTGTAGGACGCGTTACCGGTTTTGCCGATATGATACAGCTTACATCACTTAAGCTACAACAGGTGATAGCGAGAATGGTTCCAGATGGTGTGTTTGTAGATGTTGATGGTTTAGCGGAGGTTGATTTAGGTAATGGAACTAATTACAACCCGCAAGAAGCTTTAAACATGTATTTTCAAACTGGTAGTATAGTTGGTAGAAGCTTAACACAAGATGGTGATCCTAATAGAGGCAAAGTGCCTATTCAAGAACTACAATCATCTAGTGCTAATGGAAAAATCCAATCATTAATAAGTACGTACCAGTATTACTTACAAATGATAAGAGATGTGACTGGTCTTAATGAAGCTAGAGATGGTTCAGCACCTGAAAAAGATTCATTAGTTGGTTTACAAAAAATGGCAGCTAATGCTTCTAATACAGCTACAAAACATATATTAACTTCTAGTTTATTTTTAACTCTTAGAACTTGTGAAAACATATCTTTAAGAGTTGCTGATATGCTACAGTTTGATCTAACTAATGCAGCATTACTAGGAACTATAGGTAAATTTAATGTTGCTACATTAGAAGAAATACAAAAATTACATCTATATGATTTTGGTATTTATTTAGATTTAGAACCTGAAGAAGAAGAAAAAGCAATGCTTGAGCAAAATATTCAAATGGCTTTACAACAAGGTCAAATATTTCTTGAAGATGCTATTGATATTAGAGAAATAAAAAATCTTACACTAGCAAATCAAGTACTAAAATATAAAAGAGTTAAAAAGCAAGAGCAAGATCAAGCTCAGCAACAACAAACAATTCAGTCTCAGTCTCAAGCCAATCAACAGGCTACTGAAGCTGCGGCTATGCAAGAAGTTGAAAAACAACAAGCACTAGCAGAAACGCAGAGTCAAATTGAACAAGCTAAATCTCAATTTGAAATACAAAGAATGCAAGCAGATGCTGAAATAAAAAGAGAGCTTATGGCTCAAGAATTTGAATACGATGTCAAGTTAAAGAAAATGGACATTGACATTAGTAAACAAAAAGAAAAAGAAATTGAAGATCGTAAAGATCAAAGAACTAAAATACAAGCAACACAACAATCAGAAATGATTAGCCAAAGACAGAATGATTCTCTACCTACAAATTTTGAACAAAACCAAAACGAAATAGACGTTGAGCAGTTTGTGTCTTAAACATTTTTATTAATTTTTATTATATTATATTATGTCAGAACAAGTAAAGCAAGAGGGTGAGTTTAAAATTAAAAAAACTACACCTAAAAAATTTAAACAAGACAAACCTGTTAAAATAGATTTGTCTAAATTGAAACAAGAAGAAACCAAAGTTGAAGAAGTTACAAAGGTTGTTATTGAAGAACCAAAAACCGATAAAGCTGAGGTTGAAGAAACAAAACCAATTATTGAAGAAGTAATTGAAGAACCTGTTGAAGATAAAAAGGTAGAAGAAGAAGAAGTCGTGGAAATAGGAGAAAAAATAGATAAAAAAATAATTCCACCAACTCCTGAAGAAATAAGAGAAGTAGCTTCATTACCTGAAAATATCGAAAAAGTCGTAGACTTTATGAAAGAAACAGGAGGTACATTAGAAGACTATGTCAGATTAAATGCTGATTATTCTAATATAAACAATGATACCTTATTGAAAGAGTATTATAAACAAACGAAATCTCATCTTGATTCAGAAGAAATTGACTTTTTAATAGAAGACAATTTTTCTTTTGATGAAGAGATCGATGAAGAGCGAGTGGTTAGAAAAGCTAAACTCGCCTATAAAGAAGAGGTTGCAAAAGCCAAAGGACATTTGGAAGGTTTAAAGAGTAAATATTACGACGAGATCAAGTTGAGACCGGGCGTTACTCAAAATCAACAAAAGGCCACTGACTTTTTCAATCGCTATAACGAAGAGCAAGATGTAGCTTCTCAACAGCACGAAGATTTTAAATCTGAAACTAAAAACTATTTTACTAATGAATTCAAAGGTTTTGATTTCAAAATAGGAGAAAAGAAATTTAGATATGGAGTTAAAAATCCAACTGAAGTTGCAGAAAAACAATCTAATATTACTAATACGATTAAGAAGTTCTTATCTGATGATGGTAGTGTAAGAGACGTTAAAGGTTATCACAAAGCTATGTATGCTGCTGAAAATGCTGATACTATTGCACAACATTTTTATGACCAAGGTAAAACTGATGGAATAAGAGATGTTGCCGCAAAAACTAAAAACATTAATAATGAACCTAGAGCAACTGCTCCAAGTGATGTTTTTGTTGGAGGTTACAAAGTTAAAGCTGTTAGTGGTCTTGATTCTTCAAAATTGAAAATTAAAACAAAAAACTTTAACAATTAAAAATAAATTATAATTATGGGACAAATTGCTCCAATTTATGGAGGTATATTACCTTCGTTAACACAACAGGCTCTTCAGTCAAACTACTTAAGTTTTACTGATGCCGCTGGCGGTAACTTCGCGCAACAATACTTACCAGAAGTATACGAAGCTGAAGTTGAAAGATATGGTAACAGAACTTTATCTGGATTTTTAAGAATGGTTGGCGCTGAAATGCCAATGACATCTGACCAAGTTGTTTGGTCTGAACAAAACAGATTACACATTGCATATGACAACTGTTTTATATCAACTAATGCTGATGCTGGTAATGGTGTTGTTACCGTACCTACATCTTCTAGTGTTTTACCTGGAACTGGTTTAAATCAAGTTTTAGGAGTTGTTAATCAAAATGACACAGTTGTTTTGATGAATACTAACACGGGTGTAACTATAAAAGCTGTTGTTTCAGCTGTAGTTGCAGATGCTGGTGCTGGTGCTATCGCTAATGCTACTGAAGTAACTTGCTTGGCTTTCCAAGAAACTACTTTACTTACATTAGGAGTAGGTGCTCAAGGAGTAAATCCTATAAAAATGTTTGTATATGGTTCAGTATTTGCAAAAGGAACTGCTGGTAACCCTAACAAATCTGCACAACCACAATTCACTCAATTTCATAACACACCAATTATTATAAAAGACAGATACCAAATTTCTGGTTCTGACACTGCACAGATTGGATGGGTTGAAGTTGCTACTGAAGATGGTACATCGGGATACTTATGGTATCTAAAATCTGAGTCTGAAACAAGATTAAGATTTGATGACTATTTAGAAATGGCGATGATTGAAGGTGAAAAAGCTGCAATCAACGGTGTTGATGGTGCTGCTGCTGATGGTATGTTCCAAGCTGGTAAAGGTGCTGTACCAGGATTTACTCCGGTAAATGCTCATGGTACTGAAGGTTTATTTGCTGCTATTCAAGCGAGAGGAAATATTATGTCTGGTTTTGCTGCTGGAACTGGTATTTCTGATTTTGATCAAATTCTTAAAAATCTAGATACTCAGGGAGCTATTGAAGAAAACATGCTTTTCTTGAATAGAGCTACTGATTTAGGTTTTGACGATATGCTAGCTCAAATCTCTAGCGGTTATGCTGGTGGTACTGCTTATGGTTTATTTGAAAACTCTGAGCAAATGGCATTAAACCTAGGTTTCTCTGGTTTTAGAAGAGGTTCTTATGACTTCTATAAAACTAGCTGGAAATACTTAAACGATGCTTCTACAAGAGGTGCTGTTGGTACTCCTGGAATTGATGGTGTATTAATACCTGCTGGAACTTCAACTGTTTATGACCAAGTATTAGGTACAAACATTAGAAGACCATTCTTGCACGTGAGATACAGAGCTTCACAAGCTGATGACAGACGATACAAAAACTGGATCACTGGATCTGTTGGAGGTGCTTATACTTCTGATTTAGATGCTATGGAGGTTCACTTTTTATCTGAAAGATGTCTTGTGACTCAAGCGGCTAACAATTTCGTATTGTTCCAAGCTTAAGATTACTTTAAAGTTTATCCCTGTCTTATTGGCAGGGATACTCTTTATTTTTATTAATTATATTATATTATATCATGTCAAAAACAAAAGAAATACAAGCCCCTAAATGGGAGATCAAGGCTAGAACGTATAAATTATCTGGACCACATTCACCTCTTACTTTTACACTTCAATCCAAACATAGCTCAAGGTATCCCTTACTATGGTTTGATGAAGAAACAGGAGAGCAAAGAGAACTAAGATATGCAACTAATCAAAATTCACCGTTTGTTGATGAACAAAAAGGAGAGTGTACATTAGGTCATATCGTTTTTGAAAACGGATTATTAACTCTTCCTAAACAAAAAATAAATTTACAAAAATTACTATCATTATATCATCCATTTGCAGGTATAAAATTCCATGAATTAATACCTCAAAAACAAGCAGAAGATCAATTAGATCAAATGGATTATCAATTAGATGCGATGAATGCTGCTAAAAATCTAGATATAGATCACGCAGAAGCTATACTTAGAGTAGAAAAAGGAAGCAGCGTTTCTTCAATGACTTCTAAAGAGATTAAAAGAGATGTTATGCTTATGGCAAAACAAAACCCAGCAAACTTTATAGCAATAGCTAATGATGACAATGTAGGGTTAAGAAACATAGGTATTAAAGCTGTTGAGCAATCAATAGTTAAACTGTCTCAAGATCAAAGAACTTTTCATTGGGGATCAAATGATAGAAAGTTACTAACAATACCTTTTGATGAAAATCCATACTCAGCTTTAGCTGCCTGGTTTAAAACAGATGAAGGCGTTGAAGTTTTTAAAACTATTAAGAAAAAGTTACAATAACGTGTAACTATAATTATAGTGAAGGGTCACTTAAAACGT